ACACCTCCAATAAGCTCAGAAGCATTGGGGTCAATAGTAATTGTTCCTGTTCCTATATTTTTAACAAACAAATACCAGCCATCTCCTAATGTAGCTGCTGCAGTTAAAGATAAAGTCCAACTACCACTACATAAAAGCATGTAGCCTGAATCTGCTTCTACTGCCGTGTAGGCGCTTGTTTTGCTTGCGACATTTAAAGAAGAACCAGCAGCAATAGTAGTAAAAGCTAAAACACCTGCACCGTTAGTGCTTAATACCTGGCCTGTTGCGCCATCTGCATCCGGGAGAGTCCAGGTAACATTGCTAGCAACAGTAGCGGGTGCTTGAAAGCCTATGTAATTGCTGTTATCAGAATCCGCAAATCGTAAGTCATATTGAGAGTTGAGTGTTAAATCAGCTTCAAGGGTCTGAGCTGCGGACCAGGTTTGCGCAACATCTAGCTTTGCCGTATCGGCATCGTAGGCTTGAATCGTGCTACCAATATCGCTATCTACGACTACATTGCTGCCTCCGTTTTGGAGGGTGCCGGTAAAATTGGCCGTTGTATCGCCGTACTTTGCCGTGTCGGCATCGTAAGCTTGAATTGTTGACCCGATATCGGCAGATGTAATTACATCATTCAACTTCGAAGCATCAATACTGGCGGAGGCATTGATATCCTCGTTAAGGATTGTGCCGTTTTTAATACCGCCAGTAGATACTTGTGTTAAAGCCATCCAGGGTTACCAGGCTGCACTTAGGTTTCCGGTACAGGAGGCCATTCAACACTCCAAGGGAATCCCGGTTGTTGCGGAATCATGCGCAGCGTTTCACGGTAAAGTTGCCAAGCTAACTTGGCGTCAAGATCTAGTGGACTGTCAGGGAGCGGCGTCCAGTCGCAGGCGGCAAGCTTTTCGTTGCGCTGATTGCGCACGTCATTTGCTTTGGCTGCAGTCCGTTCAGCAATTTGCTCTGGTGTGGCAGGGGTTTCAATCCACTGTTCAATCCATGTGCCATTGACCTTGGTTGCGGTGCGCTCCAAGTTGACGGTGTGATCTTCAGCGGGCTGTTGAGTTGGTGTGACTCGGTACACGTTGAAGCTGGCAGCAACTTCATCGCTGATCACCTTTGGCCAACTGGTGCCTTTATTGGCACGCTTCAGGTCAGTCAGCGTGTAGGGGTAGCGATCCAGTGAGCCATCAGGCTTGAGCAGTGCGTAAAACATCAGGATGCCTCCAATTCGGTGAGTTGGTCCGCGATGACATCACGGATGATGACCGCCTTGAGTTGCTCGGTTTTATGCTGCTCAAGCATGTCATCTAAGCGGTCGCGGAATTCAACCATGGCGCTGTTATCAGCGTAGGTTGCATTGATCTTGTCGATAGCGCGGGTGTAGTTATCGATGTTGATCTGATAGCCGAGAATTTCATCCTCGCGTGCGGCTAGAGCGGATTGCAGCGTTTCGAGTTTGTTCATGGGTTATGCAGGAGAGAAGGCAATTCCGTTTCCAGTGCCAGTCGGGAGCGTTGCAGGGTTTGAATACTTAGTGCCAAATCCTGAAGACCATGGATAGACGCTAATGTACGGACTTGTACCATGGGCGACAGCTATGTCTGCCCCGTCTGGCGTAAATGCAACACCATTGGCATTGCCAGTTGGCAATGTTGTAGGATTTGAGTATTTAGTGCCGAATCCTGAAGACCATGGATATACATTGATATAAGGACTGCCACCAAAAGCAACTGCGATATTGTTACCGTCAGGAGAAAACGCTACACCATTGCCACCGCTAGGCAGGGTCGCAGGGTCCGAGTATTTAGTACCAAATCCCGAGGACCATTGATAGACACTGATGTATGGGCTAGTTAGATGACTTAGTGCCAAATCCGCACCGTCTGGTGAAAACGCAACACCTCTCCCACTGTCTGGTGGAAGTGTTGCAGGATTCGAGTACTTTGTACCGAAACCAGAAGACCATGGATAGGCGCTGATATAGGGGCTTCCATCGTGAGCTACAGCAATGTTGGAACCGTCCGGCGAAAATGCAACAGCTTGACCGTTGCCTGTAGGTCTTGTTGCTGGATTTGCATACCTAGTACCAAAACCAGGAGACCATGGATAGACGCTGATATAGGGAGAAAGTTGATGGGCTACCGCGATATTGGCGCCGTCCGGGGAAAAAGTAACGCCCTTGCCTGCATCATTTGGTTTTGTTGCCGGGTTCGAGTATTTAGTGCCGAAGCCTGCAGACCATTGGTAAACGCTGATTCGAGGGTCTGATTCATGAGCAACACCAAGATCGGCACCATTAGGGGAAAATGCCAAACTAAATGCTTCGGCGGTAAGTAATGTTGCAGGGTTAGCATACTTGGTGCCAAATCCTGTGCCTGATACCCATGGATAAGCCGTGATGTACGGACTAACGGCATGAGCAATAGCTATATCCCCGCTATACACGGAAACAGACTTACTACCTAAAAGCTTTTTGCCTAACATCACGCATCTCCCACGCGAGCGCCATACACTTGTGTGCTGACTTTCCAGAGCACAATAACCGTGTAACCGCTGGTGTTTAATGTTGGCGCTGATCCCCCATCCGTCTTCCACACAACACCAGATCCACCAAACGTGGCATCAGTCCAGGTGAGTGCATAATCTGTCCCGTCATCCACCATCAGCGTCACAGACTCACCTGCAGCAAAGTTGGTGGCTTTAGGTGTACGGTTGGCGCCCAGCGTGATCAACTGGATGCTGCCGTTGCCGGGATCAATCTCAAACGCTGCACCATCGCTGATGGTGTAAACATCCTCCAGGATCGTGCCAATGATGGCAGGATCGGTGAGTGTCTGAACTGCCGTGAAGGTCTGGGCAACATCAAGCTTGGCAGTATCCGCGTCATACGCTTGAACCGTGTTGCCGATGGATGCTTCCTTTAACAGCGGAAAACCGCCTGCAGTGCTGCCATCATGGATAACGACAGTATCTTTGTCAGTGTCAACCGTTACTTCACCGACGGCACCAGTGAATGTCGTATGTTCTGCTGTCGTACCACGACGGAGCTGTACTTGTTGTGCCATCAGGTTAGACTCCCGTAGTCAACGGTGCCAGTAACAGAGCCAGTAATTAGCCCGTAATCCAGGTTTCCTGCGCCAGCAATAGTTAAGGTATTAGCTCCGTCGTTATAAGTAATGTTAATTCCAGTGCCTGCTACCAGAAGCGCATTAACCTTATCGCCAATCGTTTCGCTGCTTAAAAGTTCAGCTTCTGTTAGCGCCATTACGGGCCAGAGCAATCCTTTGATAGGATTCCTTTAGCATGTTTACTTTTGGTAAAGATAAAATTTTCCTTAAGGCTTGACAATTGCCTTGGACTGGGTCTATCTTAAGACAGTAGCCCTCAACACACAAATCCATGTCTCAAGCTACATGCATCCGGCTTACCCCAGCCCAACGCCGCTTTGTCGAACTGTTCGATAGATTCACCCAGCGTGGCATTAAGCCTGCTGACTTCCGCTCATTAAGAGAAGAGCTACGGATTCAATCCAGAACAATGAATTTCTGTTATAGAGCTGGATTAATTAAAAAAACAGCAAAAGATCAATATATTGTTGATCCAGCAAAAAGGATTGAACTCGGCCTAGAGCAAAGTCCTTCTCTAGTCAAGACAATTAAAATCAAGCCGCGTAAAAGAATCGTGCGAATTATGATTGGCTAAATCTTGAATATTTCTTCAAGATAGTCTCTCAGTTGGGTTTGCTTTTCTGTTTCCGATATATGCTGTCTGACTGTTTCAATCAGTGTCGCAGTGATCGGCTGAAGAGCAAGCCCTATCGCATATTCATAGCCAGCCGTATAGGGATCGGTTGCGTATCCATTCTTAAATGCTTGATTATGTAACTCAACTATCTTGTCGGAAAAGTCCATGAACCCCTGCCTGAAAGCTTCAGGATCTTGCTCGCTAAAAGCTTTATAGATTTGATGGCGATCCATGGACTTGATGTATCTTCCTTAGTTTATCGAAAATGGAACGTGAATTGAAGTAACCCTCCATTTCTCCTTGCCGCTAAGGCCAAGGCAACAAAAAGTCTTAGCAGCAGTGTCCATCGACAAGAAGTGTCTAGCACGCAGAGGATCTTCTACGAACTGTCCTTCGGCGGAAAGGAAGCGATTGTCTTTGCTCAGAACAAATCTTTGATTGTAAATCATGCGTGAAAAGAGGCGCGTAAACAGAAAGGCCGAAAACTCGGTTCAGCCTCGCACGGAGTCTATCGTCTGAAGTGGTGAGAAGCAAGTCCTTGACTAGACTCCTGATAGATTTAGAAACATTCAGGGCCTCTGGCTTGAAATCTTCCCAATCGTTAAGAGAGCCGTCGACAGCCAATGCTATGTGCTTGGCGATCTGTTCTTCCAGTGTTAGGTCAGCTTTCATTTTGAAATAAATTCTCAAGACGTTGTTTCATGATGTCAAGGATCATGTCGTCAAGCTCCTTGCATACACATTTCATGGCTATCTCGGCCATGACGTAAAACTCTTTAGGACAATTGTACTCATCAAGATGAGGAGAGTTTGCATCGCTCCACATTTGCCACATTTGTCTTGCAATCTTATCGCGGAGCGGATGATTCACCCTGTTGTACCGGCAAATAATACTCACATGAGTCTTCCGGACCCCTGTACCAAGCGTAAAGCTTAGCCGAATCAGTTGATTCTTTCTTGAATCTTAAACACTTATTGGATAACGGGCAATTGCTGTCAGTGCAGCGAAGCAAAGGACTCATCTGAGAGTCTTCGATGGCCATCTAAGCATAGGGCCAGCATAATACAATGTCAAGCTCCCAGTCGTCACTTCTTCTGTTAGAGACGTAAGCAGAAAACACAGTTTTCATATCCTGAGTGCTTAAATCACAAGCCAAGGCTGCTCGGGGTACATTGACACGACCGCTAAACAATGCCTCGCAGGCTTTATCGGTTTTGCTCATGACGGATGGGAACCTAGTCTAGAATAAACGAAACAATGCCTAACTGGCTATGGAAATCAGTCGTTGGGCTTTCTGGCGTGATTGCTCTCGTCACGGTTTTGCAATGGGGCTCCTGTCGCTTTTATGTGCTGCCTACGATCTGGCCTTGGTATGCGAAGTACATTGGCACCGATCAAAGTGAAAAGATTGATCCAACGCCCCTAGGTTGTACAGACGCTGATAGCCGTACAATATCCGTACTGATGGGGCTACTTACAACATTGATCTCTCTAAGCAGAAATGCTGAGTAATCAGTCCATCTGAAAAATGGAAATCACAAAAAGCAATACGCCAAAGAGAATAACTCCAAGGCCGATGGCAATGCTCCAGGGAAAGTCAGTCACCACTTAGTACGATCAGCCCAATATGCTGCGCTCATTTTACCCTTGGCGATATTTTTCGCATGACGAGCCTTGAATGAGGCACGTTTTTGTTTCATACGATCTGACTCACCAGCCTTAGGCTTGCCAGCGGTCTTCGCCCCCTGCTCTCCGAAGCGAATGGTCTTCACTTGATCGCCATCTTTGGCAACAACGATATGGCTCTTAGTAGGATGATTGGGTGTCCTTTTGGGCTTGTTATACCCTTCAACGCCCGCTCTTTCCAGTCTTGGATCCTTTTTTGCCGCCATAACCTTTACCTTTAGATTGATGAGCAGAGTTTTTCATCAGTTTGCCATCGGGCATGTAGTGATAACCTTTCGGGGCTTTCTTTTTCATATCACTTTTTCTTTTTCTTAGCAGTTTTAGCTGCTGCACGGAAATCAGCCGCTGAAGGTGCGCCCTTGGCTCCAGGCTTGCGCATTCTTTCCTCGCTACCAGCAGCAATCCGCTTGCGTTTTGCCGCAATATTTGCGTACAGGCCTGGTTTTTTCGCCATTGCGAGCCAAAAATTCTGGTCTAGGCTTCCTGTTCTGCCTTGATCTGCTCGTCTGTTTTGTAGATAAAATCAGTCTTACTGGGAGTCAGATGGACGAACTTGCTGTAATGCTTGCCGATTGGAACCTTGTTCTCTTCGTGCTTCAGATAGCAAACTCCATACTCCTTGTCGACATAAATTCTTACGCCCTGAGGGATGATTTCCTCATCGCCAAGTGCATCCAGCAATCCGTTCAGGCGTTCTCTAGTCGTCTTCGTAGGATTACCTTCTGTATCATAATAAAAGCCGCTTGTAACCATGACACTGGATACATCTTTGCTTGATTCTTCTTTAAAGACCACCATGACTGTATTGTTACTGACATTTACGAACAAGCAGTCTTCGGTGACTTCAAGTGTAGTGTCAGCGTAGCTGCGCGAATCCCGCAGTTGACCGCTGAGATAATTCTTCAACGCAAAAACAACGCGCTGAGTGACAAATGAATTGGAACGCATGGGAGAGCATCCTCGTGTGATTCAAGAATCATAACCTATCCGAGTCCTATCGTCAAGCGGTTTTGTTGTGTTCAAAAAAGGAATCCGGTAAAAACAATGCGCTTTTAGGCACGAAGTAAGCCTTCCGCCCGCCAGCGGGATCTTTTATATACTCTTTTTTGATGCAGTCGGCGTGGTTTATCCAGCCATGGATCCTGATCTCTTTGTTTTCAATCGTAACAAGCCAATACACCTTATCAGGCTTATCGTCAAGCTGGACAATTAAATCATAGCCATGCTTTGCTCTTGTTTTTACGTCAATCCTATATGGCAGGTCGTAGGAACCTCGCGATGGAGATTCGTCTTTAAATAAGAAATCCTTTAAGCCAAGGAAGGACGCAACTGCAACTTCGCCAGCAGCACCTAGCTTGTGGTATATCAAGGCAATATCACCTTTATCCGATCCGCCATTTCTTCCTCCGATATTCCTTGCTTCGTTGTAAGACTGGCGACGCTCTGCTTCCTTAATGGCCAGTTGACGCTCTTCCTCCGTAAGCTGGAAAATCATATTTAAAAAGGGAGCTAGCTCATTCTAGCTCCCCTGTCAAGAGGCTTAGATTTTTGCGATGCAAATCTGAGTGACCCCTTTTGATGGACTGGTTATCGCGGCAAAAGCCCCGTAACTTAAGTCAAGTGTACGTCCGCCAACGTATGGGCCTCTGTCGTTAATACGAACAACAGCAGACCGCCCAGTGGACTTGTCTGTAATTTTCAGTTTTGTGCCGAACGGCAAGCTTCGATGAGCTGCGGTGAGCTCATAAGCGTTGAATCTTTCACCGTTTGCTGTTCTTCGACCGTGGTACCCATCTCCAATCCCGTAGTGAGATGCGTATGAACAACCGAGACTTTCGGCTTTTGCTGGAGCTGCTGCAGTCGTGAAGGCGCTACCAATCAGGAGCACAGCAGAGATCAAGGATTTAATCAATAAATTAAACAGAACTCAACGACATTGACCCCCAATGCCAGGGCAGGCAAGCCTGAAGTCGTAAAACACGACTTGGAATAGTCTACCCCCCTTTTGCTGATTCGACGTATTCCGATGCATTCTGAAGGAATTGCTCGGGGATCTCATAGGTGAAATATCGGTATCCACACTTGGGGCACAGGCGCCAGCGACGGACGGTTTCCCGTAAGTTGTCAGACCCAATAAGGTTGGATATATTGCCGCACTTGAGGCAGTTCATGGGATCTCATATTCTTAAATCAGTGTAGCACGAGAGTTGTAAATATGGCTGATACACTTAATGACATGCATCAGTGCAGTGCCGTACAAGGATAAGGTAAAGCAAAAGGCCTATCAGCACGAATGGCAGAAAAATAATAGGAAGCCCAGAAGCCAGCAAGGTGGAATCAAAACAAAAAGGGACTTAATCGTACAGATGAAGGAGCGGCCCTGCGAATCTTGCGGAGGTCTTTTCCATCATCGCGCGATGCACTTTCACCATAGAGATCCTCAAACAAAAGTTGAATCAGTCTCCAGGCTAGAAAGAACCGCCAGCGTGGCCACCATTCTGGCAGAAATTAATAAATGTGTACTGCTGTGTGCAAATTGTCACGCTGAAATACATGCCGGTGTCAGGCCTCTTCCTGAATGCCACGAGCGGGAATCGAACCCGCAAGACCTTACGGTCGACGCATTTTAAGTGCGTTCTGTTTACCAATTTCAGCATCGTGGCTTGTGGTGCTCCCTGCGAGGATCGAACTCGCCTAAGGCGGATTATGAGTCCGCTGCATTCACCAGATTGCTAAAGGAGCGTGGCAGGCGCGGAGGGAGTCGAACCCCCATAAGGCATCTTAGAAGGATGCTGCATTGTCCATTATGCTACGCGCCCGCAGCTCATCAAGTAAAGCACATCCTAAGCAGAAATACAAGCCCTGCGCTTTGCAGTAAAGACCAGCCCGTCAATGACGACAACAATAAACCGGCCAGCAGAACAAGTATACTATAAATTGCAATAGGCGTTAAGATAAATAACAATGCTAGCTTTTTGTTTGAATTCCAAAGAGCGACAAAATTGGCGATTGTATTATTTGCTTGAGATGTTTGGCGGCCTGACTGATTTTGCATAAAAAACCTGATATCCTGTTAAAGTTTACAGCAAAAAACAATACAGAGAATGGAATCATTTCTTTTTATTAGGCTTATTCTCCTTCGCTAGTTTCTTCTGTTGAGTAAATAAGATCGCTTCCTGGACTGCCTGCTCTCGCCCTGGACTCTCTAGGCCTTTTTCTCTTAAGATTCTTGTCCAGAATCCTCGTTCGAATTGGCCAGCCATGGTTCAATTGGAAAATCTTTGGATTGTGGTCCCTTATAATACCACCAGTTTTTTGTGTTTGCATCTAATCTCTCCCAGTATAGTGTCAGTATTTGTATCCAAGCATTACCGTACAAGTCTCTTGCTTCAACCCAGTACGAGGGACATCTGGAGGCAGCGAGGTCAGGTACAAATCGACGACCTACTCTATTCCAGCTTGGCTGCTTGCCTTTCCACGAAAGGGAGCAGC